ACTACCTGAAATTTATCGCCTATTGCTGCAAGTACTGCAGGTTATGTTCTTACTTCAAATGGTACTGGATCATTACCAACATTTCAGGCTGCAGCTGCTAGTGGAATTGGTACATTAAATGGTAATACAGGATCTGCTACTGGTTCTACTGTAACCGTTTCAGGTGATGGAACAATTATAAGTACTTCTGGTTCAGGTTCAACCTTATCTATTACTTCAACTGCTATTAGAACAGTATCGACTGGATCTGGTACAGCTACAGCATCTTCAAATGCAATAACTATTACTGGAACTGGACCTATATCAACTTCAGGAACATCAGCAACAGTAACTATTGCTACAACTGCAGCTAATACTATTAATGCTACATCTGGATCAGCAACAGCTTCGTCAAATGCATTTAGTATTGTTGGATCTGGGACAGTTTCTACATCTGCAACAGGTTCTACAGTCACAGTTACAGGAACTCCTTATTTTGCTTTTAATAATCAAAATTCTAGTACTGTTACGATGGCTGTTAATAATGCTTATCTTGTTAATAATGGTGCGACATTAGTTACTTTAACATTACCTACTACAGCAGCATTAGGCGATAAATTTCAGGTAGTTGGAACAAGCTCTGGTGGTTGGACAATTGCTCAAAATAGCGGTCAAACTATTAATTTTGGTAATGTTAATACGACGACAGGAACTGGTGGATCATTATCTTCAACAAATAGATATGATCAAATATCATTAATGTGTAATGTTGCAAATACTGGTTTTGTTGTAACAAGTTCTGTTGGTAATATTACCTATGTATAGGAGTTTGAATGGCAACACAAAATAATGCTTATGGAACTTCTAAATTAACTATATTTACTGCATCTGGAACATGGACAAAAGATTCTAGAACTAAAATGGTTTGTGTAATTGGTTGGGGATCTGGTCAAGGTGGAGGTTCTGGTGCAGTTGGAATATCGGGTGCTGCCGGAGGTGGAGGTGGTGGTCGTGCAGGAGCTGCTCTTTATATGTATAATAGAGCTGATTTTTTTCCAAGTTCAGCAACAGTAACAATTGGTGGTGTTGCAACTGGAGCTTCTGCTGCAACAACTGCTGGTAATGGTAATAATGGAACTGCTGACAATCCTACATCTATTGGAGATTTAACTACTGCTGCAGGAACTGCTCCTGGAGGAGGAAGTACAACTGGTTCTTCTACGGCAGCTGGCGCAAATAGTTCTTCAGTTATGGTAGCAGGATCTTTATCATTAACTGCAGCACCTGGAGTTGGTAATCTAACTGATGGAAGTCCTGCTACTGCTAATGCAAATATGCAATTAATTGCAACATCTGGTGGTGGAGGTGGTGGAGCTGATTCAGTAACTGCTCGAGCTGGAGGCGTTGGTATTGGTATGTCATTAAATGGAACAACATTTGTTGCAGATAGTGCTGGAGGGATAGAATCTGGAACTATTAATGGAGCAAATGGAAATACACCTACTTATCCTAATTCAGGCGTATTAATGTGTGGAACTGGTGGTGGAGGTGGTGGCGGTCAATCAGTTGGCCTTGTTGCTGGAAATGGTGGAAATGGTGGAACTCCTTCTGGTGGCGGTGGTGGTGGTGGTGGATCGCTAACAGGAACTAATTCTGGTGCTGGTGGAAATGGCGCTCGTGGTGAAATGTGGATATTAGAATATTTTTAAGGAAGTTATGAAACATATTTTAGTAAATCAAAATGGACAAGAACATGCAGTGATACTTGCATGTCCTTTTAAATATACTTTACCTCGTTATATGACTGTATATGAAGATAATCCTACAATGGGTAAATTACCTGTTGATACTTATCATTTTCAAGATCCAAAACCTCAAGATGATGTTAATGCGCACGCTATTGATTTTGCTATTGTACGCGATGGTGTTATTGAATCTGTTATGGTATGGGGTGGGGCTGAATGGTGTCCTCCTTTTGGAACAACTATTGTACCAGTTGATCAATGGATAGGAACTGGTGATTATTTTGATCAGACAAATCAAAAATTTGAAATTAATGAAAATAGAATTGGTAAAGCAGATGCTGATAAAACAGTAGCAGAATTACAAGCTGATGCTGATGCAATAGAATTACAAATTCAATCGGAGAATGCAAATCTTGTATAGGAGATAGCATGGCAACAAATAATAGTATTAATGGTCCTTCAAAAATAACAACTTTTACTTCTGCTGGAACTTGGACAAAAAATTTAGCAACCAAAATGGTTTTTCAGTTTGTACGAGGTGCTGGAGGTGGCGGTGGATCAGGATCGCAACAATCTACAACAAGTAACTGTGCTGGCGGTGGTGGAGGAGGCGGTGGCGGTGGTGTTGTTTATTTAAGTACTGATTCTAATTTTTCAAGTTCCGAAACTGTATCAGTTTCTGCTGGTGGAGTTGGAGCAGCTGGAAGTAATACTGGCACAAGTCATAATGGAACTGCAGGAACGGCAGCAAGTAATACTGCTATAGGATCATATTTAATTGCATCTCCAGGAACTGCTGGAGGTGGTGGAGGGTCTGGAGCAGGTACTGGAACTGCAGGAACTGGTGGTGGAGGATGGTCAAATGTTGATATTGCAACAACAGGAAATAATGCATTTTCAAGAACAGGAACTGCAGGAACCAATACAACAGTATCAGCTAGTGGTAATATTAATGGTTTGACATTTGTATCTACTGGAGGAGGTGGTGGAGGCGGTGGTGCAGCCAACAATGCTGGAGGAGCAGGTGGTTCTATTAATAATGCAGCGGTGACTACGATTGTAGCTGGTGGAACTTCAGGAGCTAATGCTGCTGGAGGGGCAGGAAATGCACCAACTTTGCCACAAAATTGTTTTCCTTCAAGCGGTTCTGGAGCTGGAGGTGGTTCTGGGAATGCTGTAGGTGGTGGTCCATATAATGGTGGAAATGCAGGGGTACCTGGCGGCGGTGGAGGTGGAGGCGGTGGTGCTGATACTACTAATACACCTGGATCTGGAGGAAATGGTGGTCGTGGAGAAGTTTGGATTATGGAAATATTTTAGAAAGTTACTCTATGGCAACAAATAATAATATTAATAATGCAAGTAAATATACGGTATTTACTTCATCTGGAACTTTTTATATAGATCCTCGCACTCAATCTATAGCAATATTTGGATCAGGTGGTGGAGGAGGCGGTGGTTCTGGTAGAAAAGGAAGTAGTGGATTTGCAAGCGGTGGTGCTGGAGGTACAGGTGCTAGTGCAATTTTAAATGTTATTTTACCTGCATTTGCTTTTAATCCTGCAGGAGAAACCGTAACTATAGGAGCTGGGGGTGTTGGAGGAGCAGCTCAAACATCAGTTGCTACTGATGGGAATGCTGGAGGTGCACAAACAGCTTCTTCTATTGGAAATATTTCAACTGGAGCTTCTGCATCAGCTTCTGCAGGTGGAACTACAACTTCAGCATCTCCTGGAGGATCTGCTGCAAACTTTTCTTATTTTAGAAATGCTAATTTAGGTGGAAGACTTGGTGGTATAGGACAACTTGCTAATGGATCTGGTGGAACTAATAATGGTAGACCTATTTTTGATGGAAATGGTGGCGGAGGAGGCGCAGGTGCAAATTCATCGACACCTCGAAATGGAGCTGGTGGTGCATCGGTTATTTTAAATGGCGTTACTGTATTGACAGGGGGGTCTGGTGGAGTGCCTACAGGAACTATTAATGGTGGAAATGGCAGTTCTATGACAACACCATTAGGAGGATTGCTTGTTACTGGTGCTGGAGGAGGTGGTGGTGGTGGACATTATTTAGGATCTTCTGCTGGAAATGGTGGTACAGGAGGTTTTCCTGGTGCTGGAGGCGGCGGTGGAGGCGGAAGTTATAGTGGTATAGATTCAGGAGCTGGTGGAACAGGTGGAGCTGGTGTAATATGGGTGCTTGAATTTTTTTAATATGCAAGGAGGCATTATGAATACATTATCAGCTATTATGGTTGCATTAGGAAGTTGTTTTGGAGGATCAGGATGTATTGCGTATCGTTGCTATGTAACAAATCGACCACAAGAAGAACAACAACAACAAACCGCAACTCAATTAACGCAACATATTCATAATGAAGCTCCTGTAATACAACGTCAACCAACTCCACCTTTGGAACATATTATTAAAGAAGCAGTTAAAAATATGCGTGATAGTGACGGTTCAGATACTGAAGTTGATATTAAAATTCATGTACAAAGTAAAAAAGATGCTAAGAAGGAAATACTTTTATGATGTATACGCAAATTATTTTTATTATTGGTGGGGCTTTAGCGTTGATTGGTTCACATGTATTTTTTAAAAAAAGACCTGTAATAGAAAATACCATTGATCATGTTATAGAAAAAGTAGTTGAATCTACAACATCAATTGATTTAAGTTCTGCAAATAAAACTTTAGATAATTTAGTTGATGCAGTTGAAAAAAATATGAATATAGATGAAGTAAATGAAAAAAAATAGTATCACATTCTATATTTTCATTATATCGTATATGAAAAAATTTGAGAGCTTGTTAATACAAGGAGTAATGAATGCTGTTTCCTCAATTGGGAGCTCAATATTACGATGAAAAAGATCGCGGACTTTTAAATCGTATGGAAACATTCTATGCCGAAGCTATTACACCAAATCAAGTATTCTGGTCAGAGGCAGATTTAAATTCACGATTTGAAACTGGAGATCAGACTGCATGGAGTGATTACTATGGCAATGTTTCTATGACTCGTAAACGTCAGTTTAGCTTTAATAGAATACGCCCTGTTATAAATTCTATTTCTGGATATCAACGTCGTAATAGAAAATCTATTATAGCCGTTCCTATTGAAAATGCTGACAATCAAACTGCAGATCAATTCTCTAAAGTATTAATGTGGTGCTGTAAAAAAGAAAGCATATTAGAAACGATTTCTGATGCTTTTCATGGTTCTTTAATTACTGGTATGAATCTTTTACATGTATGGGTTGATTATCGAAGTGATCCAGTTTCAGGAAATATTAAAGTAGATAATGCATCATATAATAGTTTTGTGATGGACCCGTTTTGGAAAAAGGCGGATCTTTCTGATTGTAATGGGATTTGGAAAAGATCTTATGTAACTAAATTAGAAGCTATGTCATTACTTCCTGATCATAAAGAAGAAATATTAGGATTAAATGGTTCTTCTACCAGTTCAAATAGAGATGGTAAGTTTCAGTTTATGGCTGAAACATACAATTATTCTATGAAAAATTTATTAACGTATGATGAATTTTATTATCGAGATTATAGAACTCAAAAGATGCTTGTTGATCGTGAAACTGGTGATAGCTTGGAATGGAAAGCTCAAGATGATGAAAAGTTAGAACAATTTTTACAGCTCTATCCTCAAATTACTTTAATTGAGCAAGAAATTCCTACCGTTAATATGGGAATTGTTGTGCAAGGGAGAGTTTTTTATGATGGTCCAAACGTGCTTGGAATCGATTCTTATCCTTTCGTTCCTGTGTATGCTTATTACAACCCGCAAATACCTTACTTGCCATGGCGAATACAAGGTGTGGTCACTGGTCTTCGCGACCCTCAGTATTTGTATAATCATAGAAGGCTTACTGAATTTGATATTCTAGAATCAACAGTTAATTCAGGATGGATATATAAAGCAAATACTCTTGTTGATCCAAGTGATGTATATAAAACAGGACAAGGTAAAGGTATAGCAATTAAAGAAGATGCTTCTTTAGATGATCTACGTCAAATACAATCACCACAAATTCCTCCAACAACTATTCAATTATCTGAATTATTATCAAAAGAAATTAATGCTGTTTCTGGCGTAAATGATGAATTATTAGGTAGTGCAGTTGATGATAAAGCAGGTATTTTATCAATGCTTCGTCAAGGTGCTGGTCTTACTACCTTGCAACCATTATTTGATAATTTAGATACAGCAACTAAAAATCTTGGGAAAATTATGATTGATATTATTCAATCTAATTTTACTCCAGGGAAAATTAAAAAGATTCTTGAAGGAGAAGAGCCATCACCTCAATTTCATAATAAAGCTTTTGGTGTTTATCATGCAAATGTAGAAGAAGGATTAAATACTTCAACACAAAAACAAATGCAATTTGCTCAAATGCTTGAATTAAAAGAAATGGGATTACCTATTGACCCTGCGGATCTATTAGAAGCTGCTACATTTCAAAATAAAGATCGTGTTATTAAACATATGCAACAAGCTGAACAAGCTCAAGCACAATCTCAACAGCAAATACAACAAGTTGAACAAGAATTACAAATGGCTCAAATTGAATTGGCTCGTGCTCGTGCAAAAGCGGATATTGGATTGTTTGCAGAACGTACTTCACGCGTTGAAGAAAATAGATCGATGGCTATTGAGCGTATTGCAGAAGCTAATAAGCAAGATGAATTGGCATTACTTAATAAGTTGAAAGTAATTAAAGAACTTGAAGCTATGGATTTAAGTCATTTAGAACAATTAATTAATATGTCTAATAGTTTGAAAGCATCTGAAACAACTAATACGTATCAAACCGAACAAAATGAAATGCAAAATTCTATACAGGGTGTATAGATAATAAAAAACAATCTATATCGAAAGGCCTTTTATGGCAGATAAAAGAAGACGAGACGCAATGCGTGCTTCAGGATTGCTTAATGAAGATCACAGCAAAATCGCAAATCTTCCTCAAGATGTTAAATATCACGCATGGCCAAAAGCTTACCGTGGGTTAAATGTAGATCTTGATGATACTATTGCAGGAATTGATCGTCAAATGAGTAATGATGAGTCACAAGCACATCGATATTTGCGTCCAAAAAAATATTAATAAGGAGCGCGCTATGCCAGCAATGCCAAGACCAAATAAAAAATGTACAAAAATAGCATTTAATATTTTAGGTACTCCAGCTAATATGCGCAGCAAGAAAACAGAATCACAAAAAAAATTAGATGAACAGTTGCTTGCGCAGCAAACCTCCCGTATTAAATAAAAATAAAGCCCGTAGCAATATGGGCTTTATATAAAAAGGAAAAGTAATGGCACATAAAAAATCTAAAAAAAGTTCCAAAGTATCATTAAAGATTGATATCGCTATGAAAGATCATATGCGTGCAATGCAAGATGCTTTTTATAGAAAAGTTAATCCAGTACGAGCTCAAGAAGTTATGGATTCACGATTAATCTTTGAAGATGAGCATGCAATTGCAAATCTTTCTCATCAGCCAATCGTTAAACAATGGAATCCTAATCGTTATTGTCAATCATTGACACGCGATGAAGATATAAATGATATAGGATGGTAATATGAAAAAGTGGATTCAAAATATGCATATGAAAAAAGGTGCATTACATAAAGAACTTGGTGTACCTGAAGGTGAAAAAATACCAAAAGCAAAGCTTAAAAAAGCTGCTAAAAAAGGTGGTAAAGAAGGTAAACGAGCTCGTCTTGCTGAAACACTTGAAGGCTTGCATGCAAAAAAAGCTGAGCATAAAGCTGGTGTAAAAGGTGATAAAAAATTGCACAAAATGGCAGTTAAACGTCATAAAAAAGATAAAGTAGAAAAAGTAATGCATGAGTTTAAAGAAGGTAAATTACATGCTGGTTCTAAAAAAGGACCAAAAGTAAGTAATCGCAAACAAGCTATTGCAATTGCTCTTTCTGAAGCTAAAAAAAGCAAGAAGTAAAATTAAATTCCGATTTTCTGATTAATATAAAGATCGGAAGATCGGAATTTATTTGAATTTGCAAGGAGAAAATATATGAAACGTGAAACAGTTGGGAAATTATCAACTGAGTTATTACAAGATGCTGAATATTTAACTCATAGTCCTCATGAGCAAATGCAAAAACAGTTAGAGGATTATGAGAATAATTTTTATACATGTTTAGAATTGGGTAAAAAAAAATATGATGGCGACTTTTATATTGTTGTAGAAACAAAAAAAGAGCCTTTAATGAAAAATGTGATTCGTAACTATTTTATTCATAGAAAAACATGTCCTACACCTACCTATGATAATGTAGTATATCGTTATAATTTTAAAGATGAATTTATAGAATTGTTATGGGTGTTACCTTCTCGTGATACCTATAATATGATGCTTAATCGAGCTGTAGAAATTCCAAAAGAACAGCATGAATTATTACAATACGTACTTGATGATCATGATGGTACATTGTTGCATATATGTAAGCAGTTAAATGGTGAATTAAATTAATATAAGGAGTAGTAATGAGCATTCCACAAGTAACTCAAA